GAGTCTTTCGGTCTCCCTGCAACTGCTGACCTTATGTTTGCTCTTATTTCTACCGAAGAGTTAGAACAACTAGGACAAATTATGGTCAAGCAGTTGAAGAATAGATATAATGACCCCACCATACACAAGCGATTCGTTGTCGGTATTGACAGAGCGAAGATGAGACTGTATGATTGTGATCAGAAAGCACAAGAAGACATCGTTGACACTGGTAAACAGATAGAAGATGACTTCTTTGAAATGAAATCCCAAAACAAATTCGATTCTTTTAAAGTATGACTAAGAGAGAGGACGTAAACGTCGATCATGAAACTAATGATCAACAAGCAAAGGCAACTGAAAAGGTAATGAACCACATGCAGGATGTCAAAGATCAGATGGGTGAGAATACCAAGAAGATCGAAGAAGACACTCCTACTACACCAGAAGAGTTCATTAATCAAAAAGGATTCAATGCTTGGCGAGCAGCAGAGGAAGTAAAAGAGAAACAGAAACAAAAACAAGAGCAAGAAAAGTTTGCTGTTGACCTTGATAAGTATCTTGGATTCTGTGACAACACATGTAGTGATTTCTCCAAAGATCACGATGCATATATAAAAAGGTTGAACGATCTACAAGAACTTGGTTGTAACATTTCTCGTCTGGACACTGCTGCTAGTGGTTTATCTGCTGAGTCAGGTGAGTTCATGGAAATAGTGAAGAAGTTGAAGTTCCAAGGTAAACCATGGAACGAAGAAAACAAAGAGCACTTGACCAAAGAACTAGGTGACATCATGTGGTATGCTGCACAGGCAGCGATGGCACTAGACATGAGATTGGATGACATCATTTATATCAACACACTTAAACTTGCTAAACGTTATAGTGGTGGAGAGTTCAACGTAAGTGATTCAGAAAACAGAGCACCCAATGACATCTAAACACGGAAAACTAGATCCAGAAGAACGAGTACTCAGCGAGGTCATGCATGATGACGATGATGACGTCAAAGAAGAGATTAACGAAGGTTGGTATCCATTAAAGTCTGACTAAATACTTGCATGAGTAGCAAGTTAATCGACGTATGGGCAAGGGAGAGTAAGTATTATACTCAGGGATTCGAGTGTGAATTTACAAGGAAAGGTCCCTTGCATGTATACAAACAACCTGGCAATAGAAAATCAGGTTCTATTGCACAGATTGTTAATGGGACTAAGGTAAAAGTATTTCCTGTTAAACCAGGGGAAATGCCTGCTGCCATAGAGGTAGAGGTTCAAGGTAAGGATAAGAAATGGACAAGGGGATGGATCACCACAGGTGGATTTGGTGTCAAGATGTCCCAAAGAGAAAGGGAAGGGTTCTCTATGAAACCACAAGACTTTAAGATGCCCTTGGATAAAGAAGTAACATTTAACAGATACGTTGAGAAGGTAAAGGAAGCAATAGATTTGAGAGACGGTGTACCAGACTTTCTAAAAAGATATATGAAAGAGTTGGTTGACTTCTGTGCTAACCATGATAATCAGGACAAGTTAGACAAGTCATATAAAGAGTTGATGGAGTCTGAGTATTCTAATTCAATAGATTCTATTGAGAAAGACTTCTCTGAGATCATGGCACCTCTATGTGTAATTGAAAGAGGTACAGCAGCACTACATGAAATGGGATACACAGGTATAACTAAGGATACTGTGAAGATATTTGTTCCTAAGAAAGGTAATGCACCATTATTAGATTTTAAATTAGTAGGTAAAGATATAGAGTATCCATTCTCTGTTAAGAAAGCAACTGGTGTGACTAACACAGTTAAACCAAAGCACATTATGGCATTGTTTACTCCGAAAACTACAAAGAAAGCATTAAGGGAAAGTCCAATCGAGTATGAAGTCTTAAAGATTTTAGCAGAGCATCCTAAACCTAATATTATTAATGGACCTTTCTATGGATTCAAGTTTCTGTATAACATATATGGTGCTAGGGAAGGCATACCAAACTTACCGATAGAAAAGATGGTTCCTGATAATGATGTGCCAGTTGTAGAACAGTACCAAGAGGAGTGGACAAAGGTAATCAATAGGTATTATAGTAAGGGTGTAGCATTTTGGGATGACGGTAAGTTCAAGAATGGAAACCATGGACTATGCTCCCTAACCTGTCAGATGGCATTGGAAAAGATGAGCAAAGAGTATTTGAACTTCCAGAAAATTATGGTTGATGTCGTCATGTCACAAATAAACTTCTATAAATTTTCATTAAAGAAAGGAAAACCTGATTTCTTTATGGAGAACAATCTATATAATAGAGTAAAACCTGATCAGAAGTTTTACTTGCGTAATAAATCAGACAAGAGCAGACCAGATAGAGAAGCAGTTGGAGTACAACCATGAGTAAGAACACACACCTTGAACACTTGGAAGATGATATCTTTAATGATGGGTATAAAGGAGCAATGAATGGTATCAACTTCTTAAACTCACTTAAAGATATGCTAACCACTGGTAAGGGTGGTGCTGATACTAAGGTTACAGTTAAGTGGGACGGTGCTCCTGCTATTATATGTGGTACAGATCCTGAGTCAGGTGTGTTCTTTGTAGGAACCAAGTCTGTATTCAATAAGAACAATCCAAAGATATGTTATTGTCACGAGGACATTGATGCTTTTTATGATGGTGAACTAGCAAGTAAGTTGAAGAAGTCATACGATCATCTATCACAGTTAGATATCAAGGGTGTGATACAAGGTGACCTTCTCTATACAGAAACACCTCCTGTTGTTACTATGGGTGGTAAGATATGCTATAAGTTTAAACCCAACACTATCACATACTGTGTAGAGAAGAACACAGAAATGGGTAAGAAGGTTGGACACTCTGAACTAGGTATCGTATTTCATACAAGATATAGTGGCACCAGTATCGGTAGCATGGTAGCAGGATTTGGTGTAGATGTATCAGATATGCAGAACAACAAACTTGTAGCAGTGTTCTCTGCACAGTTTACTAACGTTAATGGTGCAGCAAATCTCACACCATTAGAGTTGACTAGGATTAAGAATGACATCAGGATGGCAAAGACTAACCTACTACGTTCTAAGAACTTCTTGAATGCCATAGCAGGAGGTACAAAACCATTCAGTTGGACTGCTATGTTTAAGAAATATATCAACAAGTTAGTAAGAGAAGATGCTATACCTGATAGTGCTACAAAGATGGCAAAAGGATTCCAAGACTATGTTCAGATAGAATATGATAAGGAAATCGCTAAGAAAAAGACCGAGAAAGCACAGAAACAATGGAAGGCACAGAGGGATGAGTCTCTTAAATACCTAAATAGTAACAAGAGCATCATTTATTCTGCCCTTACTGGATTCAAACTCCTAATGAAGGCAAAGAATAGTATCATAAATAAATTGAAGAAGATAGAAGGTGTTGGTACCTTCCTCGAAGATGAGGATGGTTATCGTGTTACAAGTCCAGAAGGATTTGTTGCTATCAAAGATGGTTCTGCTGTCAAACTTGTTGACAGACTTGAATTTTCAAGAGCAAACTTCACCGTCGCAAAAGATTGGTCCAAATGAAATTTCATCAGTTCATTATAGAAGCACAGAACGGTGCACAGAAACCAAAGAAACCTACGTCAAGCAGTGCTAAGAAGCAAGACGTGCAGGACAAGCACGTTGCTATCACGTTTGGTAGGTTCAACCCTCCTCATGCAGGGCATGGTAAGGTAATGGATGCTGTTAAGTCATATGGTGGAGACTCAGGTAATTATAGAATCTATCCTAGTAGAACGCAGGACAATAAAAAGAATCCACTAGGTGCAGAACAAAAGGTTAAGTACATGCGTGCCATGTTCAAGGACCATAAAGATAAGATTCAGAACAACGAAGCACATAGAAATATATTCGACATCTTAAAAGACCTCAACGATGAAGGTCATGAACATGTTACAATGGTTGTTGGTGATGACAGAGTGAAAGGATTCACTGAACTTACCAACAAGTATAATGGGGTACACTATGACTTCAAGAGTATTAATATCAAGTCTGCTGGTAAGCGCGATCCTAATTCCGATGACCCTGTGGAGAAACTTTCGGCATCCGACATGCGAAAACACGCGACATCTGGGGATCATGACTCCTATCATGCAGGTATGCCCAAAGGTTTTTCTTCAAAACTATCCAAGCAAATGATGCAAGATGTTGCAACAGGACTAACACCGAAGGAGAAGGCAGCGAAGAAAGCGAAGGAAGCAGTTAAGAAAATGAAAGCGGGTACAGGTACTACTAAGGAGAAGGTCAAGGAGACCTGGGAGTATGCTCCTAAGTTAGCACTAGAAGATTTGAGAGAACACTATATTCAAGGTGAAGTATTTGATACTGGTACACTCGTAGAGCATGACAACACAGGTATTAGAGGTCACATAGTACACAGAGGAACTAATCATGTCGTATTCAAGGACGAGTATGGTGATGAGTTCAAGGCATGGTTGGGAGATATCACAGAGATAGCAATGAAGAATCCTAACAAGGATAAGAATGTTCCTCTTGGACGTAAGAGTAATCCATATGGTAAGCGTGCAATATTGAAGATGCTTATCAAGTCAGTAGCAGAAAGAGAAAGGTCCAGAGCAGGAGTAACAAAGGAAAGTACAGACCCCAACAGGAAAGATCAGAGTAATTACAGTGCAGATGATGGGTCAGGTAACGATTGGAAGATAGGAACAGATAAATATAGACAGGCAGTACAGGCAATGACTCCTGGGCAAGCAACCAAGAAGTTTTCTGAGTTCAGAAAGTCTGTCAAATCTAAATAGTATTACACTTTATCCATAAAAATGTTAGATATTAAGATAGGATCTGTGTTACTAGGGTTCAGTTTGCAAGAGCAAACTCAAATTCTAGACTGCGTTTACGGAGGAGAAGATCCAAAGACCCAGCGCATTGAAGACGCAGGCAGGGCAATCGTTGACATCATTATGAATCACGAGGAGGTCGTTGAGGGTTATGCAGGGTTCCCTGTTGAAAAGAAACTCATCGATAAGAACAAGATTAAGTTTGACAAGGATCGTAACATTGGTAGAGTGATCTCACAAGGTGGTGAGTCATTTGTTATCACTGGTATGAAGAACGATGGTCGCTATCAGATCATGGGTAAGAAGGGAGAAAAGACCGCTAAGGAACCCAGAGACCTAGGATTGAATCTAAACCGTCAGGAAGGTGTGGACATTGACGCACTCCACAAAGAGATGGTTGAAAGTTTGAAGCAGGCACGCAAGAACGTAGGTGCAGGCAAGTGTTGGGATGGATATAAAGCAAAAGGAACTAAGAAGAAAGGTGGTAAGGTTGTTCCTAACTGCGTGAAGGAAGAAGAAATCAACGAACTAAGTAAGAAGACACTGGGTAGTTACACTAAGAAAGCAGCAACCGAAATCGGTACCAGTGCTATGAAAGGGGACTATGATAAGATGAAGAAGAGACACAAAGGAGTCTTGGATGCCACCGACAAAATGACAAAGGAGCATCATGAAAAAGATGCTGACGGTAATGTCATTCCACACGAGAAACTTGACGAGAAGAAAGGACTCTGGGATAACATGCATGCTAGACGTAAGGCAGGCAAACCCAAGAGGAAACCAGGGGAAAAGGGATATCCCAAGACCCTAAATATCGAAAAGTACTCTTGGCGCGATGAAATGGGTATCGAATCATGAAACCAGACCAAGACAAGCGAGTCACTACCACAGTAAAGAAAAACGGTGTGACTATTAATCCCAAAAAGGAGGACCTCATGCAGGAAAAGAAATTAGACGAGAAGAAACTAGATCCAGTAGGTAAAGAAGACAAGGACATCGACAATGATGGTGACCATGATAAGTCTGATAGGTATCTATTGAACAGACGTAAAGTCAGATCTAAAATTATTAAGATGAAAGAATCCACGCTCGAAGAACTTCGTAAGAAGCGTTCTACTCCACCAAAGGCAGAGGGTGCTGTTGACAACACACCAGAAGAAGGGCATGAGGTAGAGGAAGCAGTTTCAGCAAAGATTGATGACTCTAAACAGAAGGATGCAATCAAAGAGCGCATGAAACAACGCATGCAACAAATGACTGCTGACCACGACAGGAAACGCAAAGCGATGTCTGCATAATGTTAAACGAACGGAGTCTTGCTTACTACTCTGACACCAAAGCGCGTAAGAGGGATGAAGAAAATGATAAGCAAGCAAGGATAAAATCTGCTATCATGAAGCATGGTAAGAAGAGGTATAAAGACTTCGTAGATTCTGATGGTCACAAGAAACCGAAAGAGGTCATCAAGGATAAGCGTGGTATCCGTGCACTCCACAAAGGCAAGTGGGGATACATGAAAAACCGTAAGTTTACCGCAGACAAGTAGTATATATAGTGTAGACGATTCGTTTAAATCATGTTTTCATTTCTACTACCTATTGCATCCAAAGTCATCTCAGATGCAGTGGATAAAATCCCAGATGACGCAGAACTCGGTGAGAAACTCATCGACATTTGCCTAGTGATTCTAGGTAAAGCAGTTAAACTAACTAAGACTGACGCTGACGACAAACTACTGGCAACGGTAGCAGCAGCGATCAAAAACCGCGAAGAATAAAGACAAGGGAGGGCAACCTCCCTTTTTTTATAAATAAAATATAGGAAACACATTGTATTTGGAGTAAAGAATGGCGATCTAT